AAATGAGTGAAGGCATCAATGACCTCACAAGTAAGATAGATTGGGAAATGGGAAAGCGTGATTTCAAGTTCTTTTTTGAAGATATATGCGGATTTCAATTAGCACATTTCCATAAAGAATGGTTTGAAAACGCTGAAAGTAATAACAAAGTATGTGTTATAGCAAGTAGAGATCATGGCAAATCTGTATTTTTTAGAGTATATTTATTATGGAAAATGGCATACAATCCTAATACTGAAGTGCTGTTCTTTAGCCACAGTCAGCATCAGTCAATAGACCATATGGGTAAAATGAATGAATTGATTGAGACAACCCCTGCTTTACAGCATCTAAAACCTGCAAGAGGATGGGCAAAACAATTGTTCCGCATGACTAACAAATCATCCATTCGTGCTATGTCTATCGGTAAAGCGGTGAGAGGGGCGCACCCTGACATAGTGGTATTAGACGATATTCTATCTAGTGAAGCAGATACACAATTAAAGGCTATATCTACATGGTTTTATACTGCTCTTTTACCTGTTCTTCACCATACTGCTCAAATGTGCGTTGTAGGTACTCCATTCTCGTTTACTGATTTATATTCAGAATTGAAAGGGCTTGATGGTTATTGTGTAAGAGAATATCCTGCAATCAATGAAGTAACAGGAGAACCACTATGGCCTGAGAGATGGTCTTTAGATGCGTTGAATGTTAGAAGGGGTGAAATGACATCTATTGCATTTACAAGAGAGTATCTATGCAAACCAATAGCAAGTGATTCAAGTTTATTCCCTGAAGATGTTCTTGAAGCAGCAAAAGATGAAGAATATGCGTTATCTTATTATCCCGAAACCGAAGAGGAACTGAATTATTACATTGGTTGGGATCCTGCGATAAGTGCAGATAGAAGGGCTGACTACACCTGTATGCTAGTTATTGCAATGGATGAAAATAGGCATAAGCGGGTAGTTCATGTCCACCATGAAAAGAATATGAATTTTAATCAACAGATAGAGAAAATCATAGAATTGAATGCTAGATTTAATCCTGTCATAATAGAATTAGAAACAAATAACTTCGCTATGGCATTCAATCAAGTGCTTAAAGAAATAAGCGATTTACCGATAAAACCATTCAACATGAGTCGTATGAAAAAAGAAGCACTCATGCATACTTTGCAACTTCACCTTGAGCAACAACATCTCATAATCCCGTATAAAGACGAAGGTTCTACTAGAAGGCTTATGAACGCTCTACTAAACGAACTGTCTATGTTTACCATGCTTGCTAATGGTAAAATGGAAAGTCTAGGGGCGCATGACGATATGGTAATAGCATTAGCATTAGCAGTTCAAGCAACTAAAGAATATAGAGAAAGTATCGTAATATTAGATGGCCCAACATGGCAAAAAAGGTTAGGGTGGGCAGATGCGTAAGGAATATCTTAACCCCATAGAAGGTATAGAATCTTTATCAGATTCTGTTACAAAATTTGCACAAAACGACTTAGCACAACAAGAAGTAGATATGGCACAACAAGCATTAACTGCGGCTCAAGAAAAGAAAAAGCAAGAAGATGCAAAAAGAAATGCCGTAGATGCAAGAGCCAATGCAGGTATTGAAGGTACGGACAAAGAAGGTAGTTCTGCACCTACTGAACAACCGGGTACTGTGTTACCTGCTACCGCACCACCACCAATAAGTAAAACATGGTTTACTGATAACTTTGGTATGACAGGTAGAGAATTAAGTGAGATATTAATTAAAGCAAAAGATTTGAGAACATTAGATAGCATACAAGGGTTACTAAAAATGGAGAAGCAAGCAATAATTAGTCATTTCAAAGGCGTTTCCCCTAATCTTGTAGATGAATTACCACTTACAGATATTGATTACGATGCTTTGAATAAGCATTCAGATAGACTTGATTTACCATTTAGAAGATTTGTAAAAACATGGACATCATCTGATGAACAGGGGAGAGAAAAGGCGGCACAGTTATGGAGTACGACAATAGACAAGTCAGAACGTCTATCTAATCGTGAAAGGAATCTATTAACAAAATGTCGAGAAGTGATATACTCTCGTGGTGCATTGAATGCTCAAACATTGAAATCATACGGCATTCAAGCAAGTCCGGCTGAAATATCTTCATTGATTAAATCGCATGGTTTCTTGTTTGATTTAATATCAGTAGGGCAATTTAGTAAATCAGTAGGTAGAGGTTTATTCTATGACATAAAAAGAAGAGATGTATTGATTAAAGATGCAGATCGGTTTATTGCAGGTTTGATTGAAAACAATTCAAAATTCAAGATGGATACTAGACTTAACCCTAGAATTGAATTAGGGTTTCATGCGCCTACTGCACCGTGGTATGCAGATGCATTATGTAAAGAATTAGACACTACTAATATCACGTCTAGTTCAAGTAAGATTATTATAAACGGAGAATCCACAGTAAAGAAAGCCCTAGAATTAGCAGAACCATATCTTAATGGACACTCGCCTGACGCAAGAAAAATGTTGAAAGGTCTAAGGGGCGATAAAGATGCTCTTTTGGTTTTAGCATATGAAAGCATGACTCAACAGGAACAAATAGAACTATTAAAATCTCAAAGAATTAATGATGAAGAGATGACAAGAAAAAGAGAGGCGGTGCTAACAAATGGTTGATGACAAAAAAATGGAGAGATTGTTTTCTGCTATCGGTGTAGATATGGAGAGATATAATACGCCTATTCCATCCATGCCATTGTTTACACAAGGTATCCAAGAACCTGCATTATTGCAGGGAATTACAATACCTGCTTTGTATGCTGCGGCTTACGAATGCATGGTTTTACGTTCAATATTACAACATCTTTCTGTTGAGACATTTAGAAAAGGATGGGATTGGGATGCTAAGTTTGTTTGCAAATGTAAAGAATGCGGCGAGGAATATCAACAACAACTGCAAGAATGTAAGTCATGCGGTGGAGAAGTACGGAAACCGGATAGAGGGCAAATAGAATATGCTGATGCTGTTCTAAAGGGTGGCAATAGAATGACTCAAAACTTCATTGATGTTTTACGAGAAGTAGAGATGGATTTGAATATTGTAGATGATGCTTACATTATTGTTACTAAAGAATACTTTGTTGACCCTGAAACAAAACAACCTCAATTTTTCCGTGTGCGTGAAATCTCAAGAGCAGACCCAATATTCATGCGTATTCTTTCCGACAAACGAGGAATAAGAGGCGGCACACAATATACTAGCCTTATTGACCGTTCATTTAGAACAAGCGACTCTAAAGCAAAATGCCCCGTATCAGGCATACCTGTTGTGCCAATTCATTACATGAATCTTGCAGGTGTTGGAAACGGGCAAGTATATACTGAGGGTGAAGTGATACATATTAGCAAATGGTCGCCATCGAAACTGTATGGTCGAAGCCCTGTTGCTACTATGTGGAGACAAGTCAATACATTGATTGCTATGGATAACTATGTTTATTCAGCATATCAAAAGAGAAGAATGCCTAGAGGTATCATGGTTATCAAATCATCAAATATGGAAACTGTTGAAAGAACAGCAAGAAATATCCAAGAACATCTTGAACGTGATCCTAACTATGTACCAACCATAGGTGTTGAAACAGAATCAGGTAGAGGTGGAATAGAGTATGTTCGTATGATGGATACACTTGAAGAGTTACAATATATACCAATCAAAGACGATATTAGACAGCGTATATCTGCATACTATGGTGTATCAAATGTATTCATGAATGATGTATCGGGCGGTGGTTTGAATAATGAGGGTATGCAGATTGTTGTAAGTAATAGGGCAATATCATATGCTCAATCCGTGTATAACCGTATTGTGTTCCCTGCAATCATGGAAGCATTTAGTATTACAGAATGGACATTAACTCTATCACCACATGAAGAAGAAGATGAAATTATGCAACTGCGCCGAGATGAGATGGCTATCCGTAACATGATGCAGATGAAGCAAGCAGGATATGAGGCTATGTTAAGAGATCAGATTGATGATAAGTATCTCAACTTTGACTTTAGAGAACCTTCTGCCGAAGAAATCCAAGCAAAACAGCAAGAGGCTGCGGCAGCACAAGGCGGAGGAGGCGCACCACCCGTAGCACCACCTGTTCAGAAATCTGAGGATGAGTTAGAATGACCGCATTTGAGAAGGCTTGGTCTGTTATTAAAGACGATGATGACAAGCCTAAATGGAATTATAAATGGGATTCGCCAAAAGCATTAGATTTGAAAATATGTGAAAATTGCGGTTATACATCTAAACGTGTAGATTTCAGAATTGATTCAGGGCCGAGAGAAGGTATGATGCGGTGTCCTGTTTGTAGGGGGTATTTCTAATGAGCGCATTTGAGAAGGCTTGGTCTGTTATTAAAGATTATTCGGATGCTGAGATGATAGCGGCGGAAAAAAAGATTGTTAATCAGATTTCTGAATCTATGCCTGAACGCATTGTACCATGTAGGGATTGTGGCGAAAAAACACTTAAAAGACGTAATCCGCTTTTTGAATTAAGTAACTTATGCTATTCTTGCTACCAAAGAAGAACATCCGAATTAGGTGCAGTAGATGCAGATGAAGAAACAGGGCGACCTGCAACAACAATGCTTGATTTAGTTAATGCAAAACTAAGTGAACAAGGTCAAGCGGGCGACCAACAAAGGAGAGATTTACAATGACCGCATTTGAGAAGGCTTGGAAAATGGTAAAGGCCATCCCTCACGAGATACCGCCGCTACGCCAATTACAAGACGAAAGCCAAAGATTTAGAGATACAGCAGGTTCATCGCCTAAATATGTAAAACGTAACGAAGGTGGCACAAGTGTTTCAAGCAAAAAAGGCGATAAGAGAGACATGAAATCATCATCTGAAAAGATAATTGATGCTCGATTAAACCGTCTAGGATTAGGCGGGCAACGTGGTGAGGGCAAGGGCAATTCTCATTAAGCATGGTATAACTAGAATAAGGTGAGCGACATGAGCGAAGGGTTTGGAATAATAAGCAAAATGGATCCAATGGCACGAAAAGCGCAAGCATCAATTGATGCAATGCAAAAGGCTATTGATTTGAATAATAGAGACGATATAGCGAAACATTTGAAGGATGCTTTGAATGCATTAGCAGTAGTATCTAGTGATTTAGATTTGCATGATAGTCTTGCAAAACAGATGGCTAATACCACTACCGACCAAGATTTAGGGGCAATTATCAAACACGTCAATACAGAAAACGACTTCCATGCAAATGACGGTGCTATTGCATTGGGTGTTGTTCGTGCAGGTCGAACAGATAAGATTTACAGACCACACATTGTATATTGAGGTGATTTAGATGACATGGAAACAAACAGGTTCAATTGCAGAC